TGGCAACACCGACAGCGATGACGACATCATCGAGCAGGGCGCATTTGCCAAGTCAATCAAAGAGGGCTTTCCCTCTGGCCGCATTAAGGTTTTGTGGCAGCACCGCAGCGACTCGCCCATTGGGATGCCGATTGATATGCGCGAGGACGCTAAGGGTCTGTGGGTCAAAGGTAAGATCAGCAAAACCCGCCAAGGCGACGAGGCGCTTGAATTGATGCGCGATGGCGTGATCGACCGCATGAGCGTGGGCTTTTCCATCCCAGGCGGCAAATCGCAATACGACCAGTCCGGCATTCGTCACATCTACGAAGGCAAGCTTTTTGAGTTTTCGTTGGTCACTTGGCCCGCAAACGATCAGGCCATCATCACGGGCGTCAAAACGCTCAAAGAACTGCGGCAATTTGCAGAGGGTTACGACCTGAATGCAAAGGCCAAAAAAGAATTGCTGGACGAACTGTTCAGCATTACGGCACTGTTGAAGGGTGAGCCGCTGCAAGGCACTCATTCCAAGGGACAGCCGCCATTGTCTGTCGATCAGGTTAAGAGCTTGATTGATTCCGCACTGGGCGATCTGGCCCGAATCTAACTGGAGAAAATCATGGACATTTCCGAATTGAAAGGTCACTTGGACACCGTCAAGTCTGAGATCACAACCGCCGTTGCCAAGCGCGATGCTGAAATCAAGCAATACGGCGAAGCCACTGAGGCAACCCGCAAGGCTTTGACCACTGCAACTGAGCGCCTTGACACCATCAAAGGCGACATGGATCGCATCGACGCCCGCGTCATTGAGATGGAAAAAGCAGCCAAGCGTCAATTTGACGGCCACGCCGAAGCCAAGTCCTTGGGCGCTCAATTCGTTGAGTCGCAAGAGTACAAGAGCGCAGGCTCTCGCGGCACCAACGCCGTGCGTGTGAACAAGGCTCTGTCCAACTTGGCCGCTTCCGCTGGTGCCTTGGTGCAACCTCAGCGCCGCGCCGATGTGGTGATTCCTGCCCAGCGTACCGCCTTCATCCGCGATTTGCTGACCAGCATCCCAACTTCCAGCAACGCCGTTGAAGTGATGCGCGAAAACGTGTTCACCAACAACTCTGCGCCTCAGCAGCCAGGCTCGGCCAACACCGCCATCGGTGCTGGTGAATTCCAGTCCAAAGCCGAATCTAACCTGACCTACGAACTGGTGACCGTGCCCGTCCGTACGATGGCTCACTGGATCGCCGCCAGCCGTCAAGTGCTGACCGACGCTCCAATGCTCCAGCGTCTGGTGGACACCAAGCTGATGTACGGCTTGAACCTCCTGAGCGACACTCAGTTGCTGTACGGCGCTGGCACAAACCAGTCCCTGACTGGCCTGATGGTGGACTCTGGCGTTTCTACCGTTGGCGAGATCGCCGCAGGCACTACCGCCGCAAACCTGCCTGGTGCAATGTTGAATCACATCCGTTCGGCCATCACCAAGTGCCAGACGTTTGAGTATTACAACATCAACGGATTGGTGGTTAACCCCATCGACTGGGAAACCCTCGAAACCGCCAAAGGCTCTGACGGCCACTACATCTGGGTCACTGTGCCCAATGGTGGTGAGCAGCGTCTGTGGCGCGTGCCAGTCATTGTGTCCAACGCAATGACCCAAGGCGATTTCTTGCTGGGCGACTGGACTATGGGCGCGACCATCTATGACCGCGAACAGATGGACATTCGTGTGAGCGAGTCCCACAGCGATTACTTTGTCAAGAACGGCGTTGCCATCTTGGCTGAGGAGCGCTACGGCTTTGGCATCGAACTGCCAAAAGCCTTCACCAAAGGCTCGTTTGACGTGGCCGCTGCCTAATTGAGGCGAATGGGGTGGGCTTTTCGGCTCACCCCAATTTTTTGAAAGTTTACGCATGAAGGCTTACACTCTTTTAATGAATTGCCATCTTGGCCGCAAAGGCAGCGTGATTGAAGTTGAAGACAACGAAGCACGTCAATTGGCGGTCAATCGTGTGATTGATTTTCCTGTGGCCGTATCGGTGACAAAGGTCATTTCCAGCATCGCTGGCGATGCCCAATCCGTGACAGAAGTCATTGAGCCGAAAGTGCAAAAGGTGAATGGCCCAGAGATCGTAAAGGTCGATGGCCCTGAAGAAACAAAACGCCGTGGGCGACCACGTAAAGCCGATGCAAGCAACACCGCAGACTGATACCGTATCGCCCGTCACGGCGGCTGAATTGGCCGCATTTCTGGGCGTTGACGCGACCGATCCATTGCTGGATGGAATGCTAATCGCCGCAACAGACGCAGCCATTCGCTGGATCAATCAGGACTTGCTTGCCCGTAAATGGGTTTTGAAGTGTGGCGACAATCTTGGTCAAGAGCAGCAGCTTTCGCCTACGCGCTTTCAATCAAACATCATTGAACTGCCGTACACCGCGCTTGTTCGGGTGCTGTCTGTGACCGGTGGATGCGATGCCATTTGCTGGGAGGTTGTCAGCACCGGACGCCCTGCCAAGATCCGCATTGATGGCTGGGATGGCGTCTCAGAGTTGACCATCACCTACAACGCAGGCATGGCGACAATTCCCGCATCCATCAAGACGGCCATCATGATGATCGCGTCTTTCATGTACGAGCATCGAGGCCAATGCGATGGCGACGATGCCATGAAGAAATCAGGCGCAGCCACATTGCTGCGCCCCTACCGCGTTGAGGTGGTGATTTGAAGTGCTGCGACCTTTCAGCCGGTGGATTGCGTGAGCCGTTGGTTTTCCAGCGCCGCCAAACTCAGTCCGATGGCATGGGAGGCCAGGATCTCGATTGGGTTGACCTGTTCAGCACCAATGGCGATGTTCGCCCGCTGTCTGGCCGCGAGGCCCTGACCGGGATGCAACGCGAGGCCAGCGTAAGCCACCGCATTTTTATTCGTTACCGCGACGGGCTTTTGCCGTCCGACCGCATAGTCATGCGCGGCAACCCCATGCAAATCATTGCCATCATCAACGTGGAAATGCGCAATCGGTGGCTTGAGTTGCAGTGCCTGCAAGGGGTGGCGACATGAAAATGACGCTGACCGGCGACAAAGACCTGATCGCCAACATCCGCAAATACGGAAAGCAAGCCGATGACGCGATCAAGATGATCGTTATGGCGACCGCGCAAAACGTCCGCACGCACGCAATCCGCGCCATCCAAGGTGGCCCGAAGACCGGCAAAGAATATAAAAAATACGCGCCAAAGCGCACGCACCGCGCATCATCGCCAGGTCAAGCGCCTGCGACCGACACCGGGCGGCTGGCCTCATCCATTGTGGCCGACATCACCGGCCTGACCGCCGAAGTCTCTGCCAACGTTCAGTACGCTGCACCACTTGAGTTCGGGACAGTCAACATGGCGCCGCGCCCATTCCTTGAGCCCGCGCTTGAGTCTGAGCGCATGAAATTTGAGCAACGCTTGATGCGCCTGTCCGATGAGGCATCGAAGGGAATCAATCCATGATGCAAGAAGAAATCCAGACAGCCATTTACGAGGCAGTCGCGGCCATCGGCTACCCGACATATGACGAAGTGCCGCAGGTCACAACCTACCCTTACATCGTCGTTGGCGATGACCGCAGCACGCCGTTTGACACCGATGACTCGGTTGGCTCAGAGACAATCTGCACCATCCATGTCTGGTCACAGTATCGCGGGCGCAAAGAGGTCAAAGAGATCATGCGCTCGATCTACCACACGCTGAACCGCGCAAACTTGGACATCACGGGCGGTCAGTTGATAGAATGCCACGCAGAGTTTGAGGAATCATTCCTTGAGCCTGATGGGCTGACGAGACACGGAGTGATCCGGTTTCGCTTGATCGTCGAGGAAAATGGATACGCGCAGGTGTATTTCACGACCCAGGCGAATTCGTATCTCCAGGCCGAATCAGGCCATTATTTAGTCACTGAGCAAGGAGCTTGAAATGACAGCATTTGTGGGCCGCAAGGCCATCTTCAAAAAGGGTTTGACGACTGTTGCCGCCGTGCGCACTCGCTCAATGACGCTGGGCAACGAAGTCGTTGACATCACATCCGATGATGACAACGGCTTTCGCACCATGCTGGCTGAGCCAGGCAACAAGACGCTCGATCTGACCGTTGAAGGCGTGTTCAAAGATGCCACCATGCTGACAGTCGCCATGAGCGGCACCGACATCATGGAAGCCTTCTCCATCTTGTTCCCCAGCATTGGCACCATTGCCGGTGACTTTTTGGTGACATCCTTTGAGGCTGGCGCGGCCTACAACGAGGCAGGCACATTCAGTTGCTCGCTGCAATCGTCTGGCGCGTTTACCTTCACGCCCGCCGTCTGATGAGCGCCATCTTTCGAGATGTTGAGTTGGCATGGGAAGGCAAGACCTACACGGTCAAGCCGACCATGCTGATTCTGAACAAGATCGAGCAGCGGGTTAGCTTGGCCGGATTGGTCCGAGGACTGTCAACCGATGCGCCCCCGCTGTCTCACTTGGCCTTTGTGGTCGGCGAGTTCCTGCGGGCCGCCGGTGCGCGGGTGGATGACGAGGAGGTTTATCGCGAGTTGATGGTGGGCGATGTTCAATCCCTGCTGGCAATGCGCGACTCAATTCTGGTCGCCATCTTTCCCGAGCCGAAAAAAAAAGAAAGTCAACCGGCGGCGAGCTAGTTGATGTGAATTGGGGCGGCTTTTATGTCGCAGCCATCGGGTGGGGTCTGTCGCCATCCGAGTTCTGGCAAATGTCGCCAGCCGAGTGGTGGCTAGTGTATGAAGCCAAGCGCCCAAGGGACAAGGAGCTTGATTTTGCCGGTGGTTTGACAGATGCCGACTGCGCCGAGCTATTCGATATGTTGGAGGAATAATGGCGACCATTGGCAAATTAGCGGTACAAATCACGGCGGACAGTTCGGGGCTTGACTCTGGCCTGCGCACCGCCGAGAAATCAGTGGGCGACTTCAGTGGCCGTCTGGACACCCTCGCAACAAACCTCAAGACCATTGCGCCATTGGCCATCGCCGCTGGCGCTGCCTTTGCCTTCAACATGGCAAGAGGCCTGGCGGACAGCGCCGACAAGCTAGACGAATTGAGTCAACGCATTGGCGTAAGCGTTGAAGACCTGACGCGCCTGCAATGGGCCGCAAAGATGTCCGGCGCATCCAATGAAACGCTGACCGCATCCCTGCAAAAGCTGTCGCTGAACATGGCGAACAGCAAAGATCCGGCCAACGAATCAGCCGCTGCATTTAAGGCGCTCGGCATTGACATTGAGAACGCCGATGGCTCGATGCGCTCGCAGCTTGAAGTGCTGAACGATGTCGCCGACGCATTTGCGGGCTACAAGGATGGCGCAAACAAAACGGCAATCGCGGTCCAATTGCTTGGCAGATCCGGCGCTGAATTGATCCCCATGCTCAATGGTGGAAGCGCGGCCATCAAAGCCTTGGCCGCTGAATCCGACCGTCTCGGTAACACCCTCAGCACCAGCACCGCCAAGGCCGCAGCGGAATTCAACGATCACTTGGATCGCATGGCCGCACGCGCAAGCGCAGCCGCAAAAGCCATCGCAACACCATTGCTGCAAAACTTGAATCAGCTTTTTGCGGCGCTTGATCGCGGGGCTGAACGTGCAAGCGTGGCCGGTCTTGCTGGTGACGTCATCAAACTGAACAACGACCTGAAAGCCCTGCAAGCGCGGACATCCAATCCGTTTATCAATCAGGAAGTCCTGCAAAAGAACATCGCAGAAACCGAAGCCAAGCTAGAGACGGCAAAAAAGGCATTCAAAGACGCAGACAAGGCATTCCAAGACTCATTGGCCGAAAAACCTATTGAGCCACCAAAATCCACAATTCAAGCGCCTTCAATCGCCAAGATCAAGCCCGAGGAAATCAAAGACCCCTTGGGCGAGTTTGCCGACAAGAAGCTGGAAGAACAAGCGCAGCGCATTGCCCGCGAGGAGGAGATGCGCAATCAGTTCTTGGCCCGCAATGCCGAGGCAATGAAGCTGGCAACGCTCAGCGAGCTTGACCAAGAGCAATTCAAATACGAAGAAAAAATCCGCATCCTTGAGGAGTATTTGCTCAAAGAGCCCGAGATGCTGGCCGAGTATCAGGATGTCAAAGAAAAGATGGCCGAGGCCCACGAGAAGCGGATGCTGGACATTCGGCGCAAGGGCTTGACCGATCAGGAGAAATGGAACGCCCTGAGCTACAAAGACCAGGCTAAAACCGTCACATCTGAATTGATGAGCATGACCGGCGCGGCGGCCACCGAAAACCGCAAGATGTTTGAGATCAACAAAGCGGCATCGCTGGCAAACGCGGTCATCAAGGGTTACGAGTCGGCGGTCAACGCATACGCATTCGGCAGCAAATGGGGTGGTCCAGCAGGCGGCGCGGCAATGGCAGCATTGTCCGTCGCGGCAACTGGCGCACAAATCAACGCAATCAGGGCGCAATCCTTTGGCGGTGGTGGTGGCGGCACGGCATATGCGCCAAGCGGCAGCACGGCGGCAACCGGTCAGACGGCCATGCAGGGCGTCCAGCAGTCGCAAAGCACAAGCCAAGTCATTACAATCCAAGGCATCGGCGCTGGCGATATGTTTTCCGGCGACAGCGTGCGCGGGTTGATTGACCAACTGATCGAAGCGCAGCGCAACGGCTCAAAGGTGGTACTGTCATGATCTTCATTGGAAGCGGCTACGAGCCCACGCCAGACCTGAATTATTCGCGCATCGGTTATCAAAACATCACCGAAGGCAAGACTCCAACTGCGTCATCAAGCGCGACTGGCTACCCAGCAGTGGCCGCGACTTACCCGACGACATTTGAGTATTGGAAGCCAACAGCGGTTCCAGCAACATGGACGATTGATAACGGCGTTGCCGTACCGTGCGACTACTTTGGTCTTGTTGGCGATTTCAACGGAGCCGCCATTGATGTTCAAAGCAGCTTTGATGGTATTTCATTTGTCACCAGAGCAACAGGCACGCCAACAGATCGAGTTGCCATGTTTTTGTTCACGCCAATAACCGCCAGGTATTGGCGCATTCGCGTGCGCAATGCAATTGCCAGCATTGCAGTCGTTTACATTGGCACAGCCCTTGCTATGCAGCGCAGACTGTATCAAGGTCATTCGCCTTTGACGCTTTCCCGCGTGACAGACACGACTCAAAATATGTCAGAAACAGGTCAATATCTTGGGCGGTCAATCACTCGCAAGGGCCTAAAAACAAACTGCGAATACCAGCATCTCAAAGCAGACTGGTATCGCGCCAACTTCGACCCATTCGTCGAGGCCGCACGCACCGCGCCATTTTTCTATGCATGGAGGCCATTGTCCTACCCAAGTGAGTTAGGCTTTGTCTGGACAACCGGAGACATCAAGCCAACAAACAGCGGCCCAAAAGACTTCATGAGCGTTGGATTCACGGTCACAGGGATTGCAAATGCGTGAGCCGATCACAATCGTTGAAATTGATCGAGACATTTGCTCACTGACATTTGGCGTGTCTCCATGTACCGCGACAGGCGGGAAATGCTACAACACATGGGAGACTTGTTCGGCCCGTCCGGTTTTCGCCGTGACAACGCAGACGCTTCGATTTGTTAAGCCAAGCGCGAACGTCCCAATGTCGCTTGATGCCATTCCATCGGTCATTTCAACGACAACAAGCCCAACAGAGCTAAACGTTGGCGATGTTGACGCGTCATCTGGGCCACTGGGTAAGCGTGCCCAGGCAACGGTGACATTTCAAGATCACCCATATTCTGACGCGCTCACAGATCCATACGTGGCGACTCGATCGCTAAACCCATTTCAAAATGGCACTTTTTGGACAAAACTAAAGGCCAGATGGCCGATTGCCAAAGGCAGAGCCGTCAGGATTCGAGATGGCTACATTGGACAAAACCCGGTTGACATGGTGACCCGGGAATATCTGATTGATGCGATCGACGGCCCAAATTCAAACAACGTTGTAACGCTGAGAGCAGTTGACCCGCTGCGATTGCTTGATGACAAAACAAGTCAAGCTCCAGTCCAGTCCAAGGGATACTTGAGCGCGGACATCACCGAGATTCAGACAACAATCGCGGTCACTGGCGCTGTCTTGGCTGATTACCCGGCCACAGGAACGCTCAGGATTGAAGCCGAATTGATGGCCTACACTGGACGCACAGAGCTACTTGGCGTCATTACGTTCACCGGCATCACAAGGGCAACAGATGGAAGCACGGCCAAGACGCACAAGATTGAAACCCGCGTGCAGACGTGCATTCGTTACACAAACCAAAACGCATGGGAAGTCGCCAAAGGCCTGATTGACACCTATGCACCAACGGCATCCGGCTACATTGACAACACTCAATGGGCGGCAGAGGCGGCGCAATGGCTTGACGGCTTCATCGTTTCTGCCGTTATCAGCGAGCCAACTGGACTGAACACGCTTTTGGCAGAGCTTTGCCGTGATGCCCAGTTCTTTATCTGGTGGGATGAGCGAGTTCAGAAGATCCTTTTGAAAGCCGTTCGCGCTCCTGATGAGGTGCCAGTAAGATTTTCAGAGGATGCCAACATTCTTGCTGGATCGCAATCCATCAAGACAGCGCCAAACGAGCGCGTTTCACAGCTTTGGTATTACTACGAGCCAGCCGACTTATCAAAGAAGGTCAACGAAGAAGACAACTACCGCAAAGTCAGAATTCGCATTGATGCAGACTCAGAAAGTGAACGCGAATATGATGAGGCTGCGGTCAAAAAAATCTACTCCAGGTGGATCAGGACTGACGCAATTGTCACGGCGATCACAGCCCGAATCATTGAGCGCTACAAAACCGACCCTCTTTACTTGACCATCTCAGTTGATGCAAAAGACCGCAACACATGGACGGCGGACGTTGTTGACGTTAGCTCAAGCCTCCAAACAAACGCGGATGGATTGCCGCTCAATCGTCGCTACCAGGTCATCAGTGCCCAAGAGGTGCAACCAGGCGCGGTGGTCAAGTACGTTTTGCAGAATTATGACTTCACGGCAAAATACGCCTATTGGATGGCGTCTGACGCGCCCATCTTTTCATTGGCGACCGATGAGCAAAAAGCCACCGGCGCATGGTGGTCAGATGATGATGGCTTGATTGACGGTCAAGCTGGCTACGAATGGCAATGAGGAACAAATGACGACATTTACGACAATCCCAAACTCAAGCCTTGAGCCTGGCAAGCCGATTAGGTCAATTGATGGCCTAGCCTTGCGCGATAACCCAATCGCCATGTTTGAGGGTGATGCAAGCGCACCAAAATTGCAAACTGCCGCAATTCAAGATGATGCAGTCACCAAAGACAAACTGCAATCTCCTGCTGCCGGTGGCGCATATTTAATCTCTCGGCTTGTGGTCAATGCAAGATATACAGATTCCGCATTTGGACAAAGTGACCAACTTTATTCCCAGAATTTTTCCGTTGGTGTCACTGTTCTTGTTCCAGGTGTAATACGTTGCTCGTTTGAGCACCGAGGTCTATCTACGAATACAGTAAACGCCAGAATTTTGAAAAATGGCGTCCAGCAAGCGGCGTGGTCTACTTCATCAACATCTTTTACAGCCAGGACACTTGATTTGAGTGTTGATGTTGGTGATTTGGTAATTTTTCAGCAATCAGGAACTCCTGAAATTAATTTTACAGAATGGCGAAACGTGCAAATTTACTCAAACAACCCAGGCATGGCGGTGGCATAAATGAGACTCGTATCCCAAACACCGGACAATTCAGTCATCACCAAGTACATTGACGAAAACCACGCCGTTGTCATTGAAAAAGGCCTGAGCGATGAGTGGGAGTCTGCATCGCAATCACCGATCCTTGAGCCGTACGTTGAGCCCGCTCCTTATGCTCCAGACATGGACTTAATGCGCCAAGCTGCGTATCAAAAAGAATCAGACCCGCTCTATTTCAAATGGCAACGAGGCGAGGCAACACAGCAGCAATGGCTGGACAAAATTGCCGAAATCAAATCACGCTACCCAGTTGCTGGAAAATAATCAACACGACAAAAAACCAAAATGACACCAGAGCACCAAGCCACATTTGAAGCAACAATGGCCGCAGCGGGAAGCAAGGCAACTTATACCGGTGCTGGGGCCAGCATAATGGGCTGGGTTCTTTCCAGTGAATTTGGCGTCTTCATTGGCTTGATGCTTGGTCTTGGCGGCTTCATCATCAACTGGTATTACAAGCACAAAGAAGACAGGCGCAGGCAAGAGGAGCACGACCGTCGCATGGGCCTTTACGAATGAACAGATCTCAGCTTGCCAGCTTAACCCTTAGCGCATCGGCGCTTGTCTGGCTGGCGATGTCAGAAGGATTTACGGATCGTGCCATCCAGCCTTTGCCCGGCGACAAATGGACTTATGGATTTGGCACGACCGATGGCGTTAAGCCGGGCGACACGATCTCCCCGCCAAAGGCATTGGAGCGCAAGCTCCGCGATGTGCAGGCCTTCGAGGGCGCGCTCAAGCAGTGCGTCACCGTGCCCCTGGCCCAGGGCGAATACGACGCCTACGTGAGCCTGGCCTACAACATCGGCGGCACGGCGTTTTGCAGCTCGACCCTGGTGCGACTGCTGAACGCGGGCGACTACGCCGGCGCCTGCAAGCAGATCCTGCGCTGGGATCGTTTCAAGGGCCATCCTGTGCGTGGCCTGACGCTGCGCCGCCAGCGGGAGTACGAGACATGTATCTCCGAGTGACGATCGCGCTCATCTTGGCCGTGCTGCTTGCCGGCACGCACTGGAGGGCCTACGTGGCAGGGCAGGGCGCCGTGCGTGCTGAGCTCACCGCCAAGGCGCTCAAGACAAGCGAGGCTGCGCGTGAGCGCGAGCAGGACCTGCGTGCAACCGTGGAGAATCAAGATCGTGAACTACAAAAACAAAAGGCTCGCAACGCCGCTATTTCTCGCGCTAATGATGATCGGCTGCGCGAATACCAAGCCGCCATTGATCGAGCCAACAAGGATGCCTGCACCTCCAGCGGAGTTGATGGCCCCTTTGCCAAAATCGCCAGTGAATGTGGATCAGCTATTGCGCAACTGGACAAACACGCTAGAGGCATGGAGACAACAGCAAGAGCGTTGCAAGAATATGCCTCTGGCGTGTGTGTAGGACGTTAAGCAAATCCCCTCAGATTTGGCGGCCTCCATCCATCTGGCTTGCCAATCTTGCCGCCTTCAAGAATGACCGGCTTGCCGTCAATCAATTTATCGTCGTTGCTCTTTAATACAGCCTGATCTGCGGCATCCTTATTAAAACCAGCCAAATAAGCAACGCCATTGCCCGTTACCTCAATGTCGCACAAGGCATCAAGCGCATCGACGCGCATATGAGTCGGAATGTAAACCGATTGATCGCGGCGCTTGAGCTTGCTGGCAAACCATTCCAGATCAAGGCGCGTCCTGTCTAGCAGTTTGGCATAACCCTCGCTGTCGGTGCGCAGGCAGGCTAGCAGTTCGCAGAATTCCTCAATAGCGCAACCTAGCTGTGTGGACAGGTTTTCCGGCGATGGCTCTTTGCCGCAAGCCTTAAGCCATGCCTCGGTTCTTTGGTAGTTCGTCATTTCATCTCCCCGCCAAGCGCCAGGATCACGGCATTTATGGCATCTCCAAGCACGCCTGTCACGATGGCAACATCGCCATCAAATGCGTCATCCTCGCCATTGGCAGCGCCAGCGTCTAGGATGTTGATTTTCTTAAGCCGCAGGCCATCGGTCAGCGTGAAGTCAATCTGATCGCTCCAAGTAAGCGCCAGCGATGTTGGCACCTTGCCCTCTGAGACATGATCCCGGACTTCTGAGCAGTCCAGGTTGTGATGCGTGTATTTGACCTTGGCCATATCATCGCCAATCGACTCCAGCACGCAATCGCGGCCAATGGACAGGCCGCATGGCAGTTCTTCATGATCGCCAAGAATCCAGCCAATCATGGCCGACTGCGGCACTTGGCTCGTTGTCATGGCGTACAACTTGAGGCTTGGGATTGCCTGCATCAAGGCAGCCACAAAGTCATCGGCTTTTGATTGGCTGGTGGTATCAATGACCAAAATGCCATCATCGCGCAGCCAGCCAAAAACAGCGGTTTGCTTTGGGAACGCTTGGGGCAGCAGGGACATTCGCGCATCTTCTTTGATCTCGCGGATTTCCTTTTTGCCAGGCTTGCGGCCCTGGGATTGTTCGATCTCATAAATACGGTCTTCAACCGCGCTGCGCAGCACGTTGCTGGGCACGGTCTTGGTTTCAATCATCAGCTTTACGATGCGCTCGCCGCCGACGACCTCAATCATTGGCCCATGGTTGATGCCTCGAGGCTCGACCCAGCCGACTGATTTTTCTTGCAGGTCACTGCACGGCACGAATTGCGCAAAGTTGGCGTTGGCAAGGCTTTCTGCCTCGGCTTGGTATCGGTAATTAAACACACCAGACGCCGCCGACGACCCACCCAGTTTCACTCCGGGGGGCGACATCGGTTGT